GAGTTAGCAGATGGCATGCTATGAATCCAATGAAACCACCCACGAACATTGGGGAGATGGGGAGATGCTAAACGACACCCTTGACCGTAAATGAGAAACCAGCCAGTGAACACAAAGTCATGGGTGAAAACAAAGTCTGTGTCCTTTAACTCTGCAATCAGCATGTTCTTTGTATCATTAATAAGTCCTTTGTCTTCTCCGGAAAGGTCTGTAATAGACTTGTAATCGGTGAGCCTTTGAAATGGCATCTTTACTACCATTTCATAATTAGCTGGGTCGCCTCCAAATTTCAGTATCTCCTCTTCAGAGACTGGTGAGCCACTCTTCATATTGTACTTATCATTGACAAAGAGATTGACCTTGTGACCTTGTCTTAGCAACATGATTACTTGGTCTTTGACGATTCCAGTGAGGCTGTACCCGGGGATGAAGTCCATGAAGTTCGTTAAGATTGCGATTTTCGCCATTTTGTCCTCCTTCTTGATCCTGATTTAGGTTGCACTTCTTTGTTCCTTCTTAAAATAGTATTATAAATTATATTCATATTTGTCAAGTCTTATTTTATTCGGTGTAAGTAATACGGAGCTCTGCGGCTTCTTCACCTGACCCCAAATTGTGACTGCTCGGACTACGCCTGGCGTTATAATCCGCACCATTTTCGATAAATTGAACACCTACACGATTACCAGGTGACCAACCTTCACGATCTATCACTTCCTGCAAATCAGATGTAAAATCCTGTGAGTCATAGGTACTTCCATCCGCCCAATTACCTATCGCATTCCAATTAGTACCAGCTGTTAAATCTACTCCAACGCATTGACTGGCATTGGTTGCTATCGTAGCAGTATCCGCATCCTCACAATGAATTTTAACATCACAATCATCCGCTGTCAGTGTTGACTGGGAAGTAAATCTAACAAAAGCCGATACTATAGTTGCACCTTCTGGTATCGTTACATTTCTAAAAACAGTCGTTGACCAGTAATTATCGTTGTTATTTTTGCCCAAAACAAGATAATCAAGATTGTTATAAAATACACTACCACCTGTCTTTATCGTGGTGTAATCATCACTGTCATTTGCTACTGATATATTAAGAGCAGTAGGAGCACCTACTGGTGACGTTGAAGAGGTTGAGGCTGTACTGGATGTTGTACTCCCAGTGCTTGCAGTGCTCACCGTACTGGCAGTGCTACTGGTGCTAGATGATGTACTTATGGTACTAGCAGTGCTTACCGTACTAGCAGTGCTACTGGTACTGGATGATGTGCTTATGGTACTTACGGTACTGGCAGTGCTAGACGATGAGGATGTTGTACTATGGGTAGTTCCAGACTCTGTTGAGGCTGTAGTGCTCGTAGTACTGGTACTGGTTGATGTGCTTATAGTACTCGAAGTACTCGCAGTACTACTGGTGGTACTGGAAGATGTCGTACTTATGGTACTGACCGTTGAAACCGTACTCGCCGTCGAAGCAGTGGAACTGGTACTGGACACGGTAGTATGCGTACTCACAGTAGATGCCGTACTGGACGTGGTCGAAGCAGTACTTGAACTAGATGAAGTCGTGCTTATGGTACTTGTAGTACTTATAGTGCTACTGGTGCTACTGGAACTTGAAGTAGTAGAAACGGTCGAAGTGGTACTGGCAGTACTCGAACTGGATGAAGTAGTGGAAATAGTCGAAGTGGTAGAAGTTGAAGTCTGTACACCAGCCGATTCGCTATTGAAAGCTATGTTGGTAACAGTAAAGGGAGTATCGTCTCCATCAGGCAACATAAACTCTATTCTGTAAATACCATCACTTCTACCAAACCAATTCAGAATAACCGCATCTCCAGACGTATATGCAAGAGTCTCATAGACGATACCATCAGCCGCATATACTTTAAGTCTTAGAGTACCAGCGTGAGTATGATCTATCTTTATTTCTTTCGGTTGGTAATTAACATGCCATGTACCTTTAGTAACTAATCTACCACCGTTTGAATCAGCATTTATATTGAAGTTCCAAAGACTCCCACTCCACGAAGTCTCAATGCTTGTAAGTGGGTCTAATTGTGCAGGCTCCCAACGGGTATTATCAAAGAAGTTCTCCCAACTACTATACCATCCTACATTAAGGACAGGACGTTCTGATTGTCCTAAATACTCATAAGCACTCATCTTACGATGGACATTTGACGGGGAACTATCGTCCTCAATTACCAAGATCAATGCATTGCCTGATTCCCAATTAGCTCTATCAATCACAGTCTGTAAAATAGCAGAGAGATCAGGAGTTTGGTATTCTATACCATCTGTCCAAGCTGGAAGATCATCCCAAGCAACACCAGCAGTTAAGGAGAGAGCGTCAAGCTCTGCCTTATTAGTTGGAGCAACAGAATTATCGGCGTCTACAAAGTAACAGTTCAATCGTATGTTCCCACTAACTTGTCCATCAAATGCCTTAGACCTCATGGAACAGCTACGGATACCCGCACCATTAGGGATGGTCACATTGGTTACTCTGCAATAGTATCTATTCGCCATCTATCTTGTCGTCCTTTCTAAGTTTTTGACAGTCGCTAAATACTGGACACGATAGAACAATTCAATGGCACTCCCACGAAGTAGTATAGAATTAAACCCCACAACAAGCTCCCCTTCCCGAATATGTTCAGAACTCCAAGACCCTCCAGAGTTATTCATATAAAATAAATCGTATGCTCCTGACTTGGCAGCAGTACACATGGCATGGAGAACTCCTCCAGTCTCTAACAAATCTACTAAGAAAAAGTATTTATATCCAACATCAGGGGTGATGTCCGTCTCCGCCCAACTCCCTGTTTTATCAGTAAGATAAAATAGTCTACCATTGGAGCCTACATTCTCTCCATACACAATATGCATTTTCTCACTTGAATCTAAATCAAATCCAATTAGGTTGTCAGAACTATCAGTAGCCCCACAGTTTTCAATGCTCCAAGACCCCCAAGTCCCAGTCGCAACATACATTGTGCTCGTAACAATACCATCAAAAGCAACAACAAAGTCACCATTACTTTTTAACTTCGCCCGAACTGCATTATAGAGATTAGCTTGGGACTGGATAAACTCCGTCTGCCACGATCCTGATGCATTGGTACTGTGAGTAAGATGATAGGCTGGGGAGTCTGGAGAATATACATAGGCGTAAAATAAATGGATATAACCACTCGCATCTATTAATATACTCCCTCCACAAGCAACTGTATCGAATTGGGCTATCCCTCCAGTGATGACTATGGTTGTCCAATACCCGAGGGTGTTCGTTGCATACCTCACCTCATCAAATGAATCCTTAGAGACAAATAAAACATGCAAATATCCAGAGTCATCAAAAACCATTCCAGCAATATCATACGCCGCAGAGGTTGGGGCTGTATAAACAACTTCACTCTCCCAACCTCCTCCAATATTATATAGGTGTAAAATTTGATTGCTTGGGTAATTCCCTATGATTACATGCATATACCCACTTGCATCCAACGCAGAAGATAGTCCTGGATTAACTACTTCAGCACTATAGATAATCTCATAATCCAGAAGGGAAAGGAGTTCATAATACTTACTTGCGACCTCACTCGGTGACCAATATTCCTTATATGCTTTGGCCTTGACTGTCGTATTCTCAGCTATCTCAAATGGCCCTGTGTATAAAGTATCATTCTCATCTGGAGTGGAACCATCAGTTGTATAGTAGATAGAAGCATCTGTCGGGTATGTTCGTAAGGTACAATCAAAACTCTCTAATTGGAATCCCTCAGTAGGATCGAAACGTGGTTCTTGAAGCTGTGTCGGTGGGCGCCATGAAGCCCGCAAGCAAGCCTTCTCTGTTCCACCCAAAAACTCTTCTGCTGACCACAATCTATGTACACCAAGAGTAGGGTTCCAACTTTTAAGGACTGCCATAACTTTGTTCCCAGAAACCCATCCTGATCTGTCAATAATAGGCTGCAAGATATCCTTCAGATTTGGTGTCCTGTATGTAACATTATCATACCAATCTTGAATGGTTTTCCATTCGACATAATCAGTTAATAGTCTCCCTTCAAGATCACTTTTATCTGTGGGTGGATTGGGATCATCCTCATCTACAAAATGAATATCAGCATCTACATCTACACCAGCCAACGTATCATGTGATTTAAAGAATATACTTGCTTTCGTGATAACTGACCCTGCTGGTATCGCAACATCTCTGAACACACAGTAACTGGATTGAGGGGAGGTACTTGTTGTAGTACTACTGGATGAGGTGGAGGAGGTTGTTGAGCTAGTACTGGAAGTAGTACTGATTGTGGTACTGACGGTCGTTGTGGTACTACTGGATGAAGCCATGTCCCCTCTAAGGTGCCGTCGTTGTTGTTGTTGTGGAACTACTGCTCGTACTGCTGGTGCTGGATGTAGTACTCACCGTACTGGCAGTGCTGCTGGTACTGGATGATGTGCTGGTAGTAGTTGAAGTATAAGGATCACCACTATATGACCCAATCACATTTGCCGTTGTTGTATTGTAAAAATTTGCCCCTTGTGTATACCCATCATCACTAATAACACCTGGGTAAAAACTTCCTGTATTTGAAGTTGAGGATATTACTATATAAGCTTGGACATGAATTATCCCCCTCTCTCCCTGCCACATGTCCATTATTCTAAACTGATCTGAATCAGCTACCACAAGACCTAAGAATCTTCTATCAAGTTCATCCCCATCATCAAATGTAAATTCAAGGATATCTCCCTTCTCCAATTCAGCAAGATATTGTCCTCCTGAGAACTCAACAACCAAGCGTGGGTACGCAGTATCATCAAGCATCCAATTGCCAAGTCTCAGGGCTTGGGTACTATTACCAACATAATCAAGATTGATCGGGTCTCCCTCAAGCGTCCCATATATAGCTTGACTTGGAGTGGACTCAACTACAAGGACACCACGATATGATTCAATCTTACTTGCGAAGTCACCTACCCAGTGTTTGTCAAAGTTTATTGTATATCGGTTAATAATCTGATCTCTTGGAGTGTAACGGACCTTAACCGAATTAATATCGATTCTCCCAGCCTCTATCGTCTTGTCTGTAGTTTCTGCAACTGGAACTCTCTTTAAGAAGTGGTCACCACCCACCCAGAATTGGTATGACTTACATTGTTGTGCCATTAGAGAGAGGAAGTCTCTCATATCCGGCCTTTCTAATAGTACTACTGCTAATGATACATTATCGTTTTCATACAAGGTACCAGAGGCTGAGTAGCTATCAGCGTCAATATTTGACGCTATTGTAAGCCCACAGTATGTAACAAAAAAATGTTTGAATATATTGTTAGGAAGTTGGATCAGACTGTCTTCAGAACCATAGTCTCCAGAATCATCTGCTTGATATCCTTCTACATCTGCTGATACAGCTCCTCCTATCACTGTATCTGCAACACTGTTTCCTGTTAACCAAGCAGTACCTGTTTTGACTGCTGCGCCAGTACTCGTGGCTGCCCCTGATTTGGCAACACCTGTAGCTGGACTTCAGTACCAACCAACGCATTTATCTGTGCCCAGGTTTTACTCGTGGAAAGCCAACCACTTCTTATTATCCCTTGTCCAGCAGCACCCCAACCAGAGTAAATATTCCGCCCATCCCATGTAAACCGAGCCCTCATTGAAGTATTCTGAAAAGATATTGCCATATTAAGACGATAATAATTGGGAGTTCCTGGACCTTCCTCAGTAAATGCTTTCTCTATTCGAATTGACGCTCCAGCATAAAACATATTTACATAGCTTCCAAGACTTCCATCACTAATAAAATACCTACTGCTGTTGTCGTCATAAACTCTTTCATCTATAAATCCACCACCACTGGAGATGTCGGTAGCGTTCTCCATATGCCATATATAATATGCATCGCTTCCATGATCATGGTTACCTGTACCTACACCAATAGTATCAGAGACATCAATGGTGTCATCCACCAGAATATCTTCTTCCACTTCAAGGTTTACTTGTGGAGCAATAGTTGGAAGTGTGTTAAATACAATACACGCCTTCCCAAGATAGCTTGCATGTTCATCACCTGACTGTCCTGTATATAAAGTATACATCGAGGCTGGTTGGAGAACATTTTCATCATTATTCCTGTTCACCACATAGATGCCACTAAACGATTTAATTGCATGTCCAAGGATAAAGAAGTATTCAGTCTGTATCTCTGCAATAGTGGCACCTGTATCATGGGCAAGAGCATCAGTTCCATTCGCCCCACGAGTCACAGTTTTAAACGTGTTCCCATCAATATAGGTATATGTTATCTCCTCAAAGTCTATCTGGATTGTTCCACCACCCTGAGGAAATTTAGACAGATCAGAACCATCGAACTCAGTTGCAGTGGTATTAATATCTTCAGCCAGAACATCCATCGCTCCAGCATCAACACTGATGAAAGGAACTCTCTTCGGGGCCCCATAAACAACAGGAAGCATCTTGCCCCAATCATCTGGATCCGCACCAGGATAGTCTTCTTCAGTACACATCTCAACAGTAAATTGGTTAGCTATAGATATTTCAAGGCTGGTACAATTGATTTCCACCCATTCGAGCTCCATGTCCACATCTTCTATTGTCCCAACATCTCGAACAATAAGATCAGTGGCTAAAGTAGCACCCTCATAGAACTCATATAATGTAGCGGTGGCATATATTGGTTTATAGGTGGCAAAGATAGCAGTGAATGAATCGAATCCAGCTATTGGAACTGTGTTATCTACTTGAAAGGAGAAGTTACTTGGAGTACCTGGATTACCTAATTGGCCAACTTCCCCATACTGTACATCTCCCCAAGACAAAACCAGAGGTTCATATATCTGACTGTCAAAGACAAATTCAGATCCAGCACTTCCAAACTGTCGATCACAAAGATACACTGTAAGCCCATCAAATACAATCTTGACTGATTTAATAGGGGACACATGTGGGCTATCAGCAGCCTTCTGGTTCAATGCACTAAAGGTTTTCATAAAATCTCCAACAGTTCTATATCCTTCATCTGTTGCTCTTCAGTAACGTATATCCCACCTGGTATTACCAAGAACCGAGATAACCAATAATCATCCTCATGATCTTTCACATAGAAGGGTTTAGAGTACTCATCCATGTAAGCAACTGCGGCTCGGTAATCTGTCAACTTTGCTGGATAGAGAAAGAGAGAGTACTTCCTTCCCTTCCGCACATCTCCCAATTTGGTTGATCTCTCTAACCCCCCAAGTGTCCCAGCCCAAACAACGTTGGCAACATCTGCATCCTCTGGAGGCTCATCAAATCTAACTTTAAATTCATAATAACCTCCCATGTAAATCTCGGTACATTGTGGGTTGACTGCGCTTGCTATTGTAAATCTATGGTATCGATATGCAGTGGCAATGGAGCTCTCTTTCACGATCTGTAGGTTATCCCCCTGCACCCAAGAATCAACCATGTCGTACCAATCTGATCCATTGCTTGAATACTCCCAACTGAGTGTCCTCCCATTGAAGTTATGCTTATCAATTATAAGTGTATTGACAACTGGCCAATCTATTCCTGACCCTTGATCACATTGGACTACAACGGTTCCACTTACTGTATACTTCCAATAGAAGTCGATGGAGCGGTCATACAATCTCTCCTCAGGGTATCCAGAATCAGGTGTTCCAGTAACTGTCACCGCTGAAGTGCTAAAACTTAAAGCATTGAAAGGTAGTATTCGAATCTTAGCCATTATCTTCCTCCCCACCTTTTGTTCTGTTCATCAAGCGCACGGGAAATCTCTGTTGCTACTGCTCTCATGGCTTGTCTATCTCCTGTCATATATTTAGGCTGCAAATAAATATTGATCACTTTTGGTGCGGCTCCAGTAGTTCCCAATGATACACCACCTCCCATTGCAAACTTCTGTGTAGGTGCAACTTGGGTTACTTTCTTAATAATACCTCCAATTTTCTGAGCGACCGCTTCACCCATATTGGCAGAGGAAACTTTCATACTGTTCAAAGCGGAGAACACACCTTCCCCATACTTCTTAACAGCTTCCTTTCGAACCACATACTCACCTGGCTCGGCGAGGATCTTCACTTTGTCTCCACCACCATATCCTGCTAACTTCCCACCAAACGCTTTTCGAATATATCCCCCAATCTTTCTTCGAATCACGCCTCCCCATCTCTGTCCTTCTGCTTCACTTTCCGTTGGGTGGGTCTCTATACCCCCAGAAGCATCTGATGTTGAGGGTGGTCCACCAACATATTTATATTTGACTGTCAGCGTAATGGTTTTACTGTGAAGAGCATCCCAATCATCTTTAAACTTGCTTGTTATATTATGCATGCCCTCCATATCTCTCAAGGATTCTTCCATGTCCAATGCAAGCTCGGTTGCGTTTAGCTTTTCAACACCAGTCTGAAGATCCTTCAGTTTTTGTGTCATTTTTCCAAGCGATCCCTCTAACTCCCTCACTTCCGCAACCTTGGCATTTACTACAGCTTTAAATGACACCAACGCACTTCTTTGTATGGCACTAACAAGATCAATGGCCGCTTGCTGACCTTCAGCAATGGTCTTGATTGTTTTCCCTTCAATGTCTTCTACTTTCCTGCCAAGCTTCGCTGCCTCTTCAGCCGCTTTTTCAAAAGTCTCTTTGTTTCCTGTCCTCAACGCTTCCTGATACAGACGATTGGCTTCCTTTTGAGTGTCGAGCCATTTCTCTTCATCTGTGAGGGTAAGTCTTTTAAGTTCCCGCAATCGCTCCGCATGGGTCTTCTGCATATTAAGAAGATCACTCTGCAAAGTCTCAAGGTCCTTTTTGGCTCCTTCTAACCGCTTTCGAAGTTGGTCCTGCAGGTCCTTATACATCTTCTTATTGAGTTTCGTTATCTCCCTAACCGTCTGCTGTTCAAAGGAAATCAATATATCTTTCTTCCTCTTTGCCAAGGCTGCTAATGTTAAGCTCCTTTCCTCAGTGATCGTGTCCACTTCTTTGAGAAATGTCTCCTCTACCTTTAACAGTTGGCCCTTATTCTTTGTTGTCTCATTGTACTCCCGAAGAAAAAATGCCTTTGCATTTTCATATCTTTTCTCACTGGCTTCCTTGGTTTTCTCGGTGAGGAAATCAATAAAGTCAAGAGTCTTATCCACTGTGTCCTTGGTAAGCTTAACCTTTTTATCCTGAAGCTCCGCAAAATCTTGAAACTCTTTTACTCGAACAAGGGCAAGTCCAGCATATATCTCAGATTCCTTCATCCCCATATTTCTTGCTGTCTTCTCCATCCTTGCTTCTTTAGCAGCCAACCGTTTTATGAATTCATTAAAATCTACCTTTCCAGCCAAGTTTAACTTATCATACATATCCTTGAAAACAGTTGGTAAATCATTAAAGGTCTCGTTCCATTTCTTTTTCTGCTCATCAAGAGTAAACTCGATCTTCTTTAAGGCATCATTAATAGCTTCTATGCCTTTTATGTCAATCTTCTTCCCGGATAGTGTTTCCAATTCCTCAATAATACTCTCAATACTTCGTGTACCTCTTCCTAATAAATCCAAACCCTGTGCTGCTCTTACAAATGATGTCCTCTGCGCCTCTGAAAGCTCTATAACCTTCTGCGTTTTGGTTGAATAGTTGGAAGTAAACTCATCAACTTTCTTTCCCATGAACTCCCAGAATTGATCTGCCTTTTCTCCCACCCAATCAAACGCAGGTCCCAAGTTCCCACCAAACACATTTGCAAAGGCTTTAATGTCTTGAATTGCCCATCTTATTGGCTGCAATAGCATATCAACAAACACTCTCCCAAGTTCTTTAAGAGAATTGGTGAAACTATTTACAACCCACATGGCATCTGAAGTTGTTTTATTAAAGAGTGCGGACCAAAAATTCGTCCTCTCAATTTGGTCCGAGTACTTCTTGATCATCTCAATATTTGTTTTGACACTTTTTTCCAGCTCCGCTTTCTTTAAATTCTCAATAGCGGTCAAGTTATCTTCCAAAGATTCTGTATTGTCCTTAAGAGCTATATCAAGCTCACCATAATTCTTCTCTAATTCTTCTATAGCTTGTTGGAATCTCTCAATCGTCTTTGAATGTGCCTTTGTAACATCTTCATCGTCCTTCTTCTTCTTCACTAACTCCTCTAATTTCGAAGCATATAAACCAAGGGTCTGAATAACGGTCTGGGTCTTGGTATCAAACTTTTCAAGAGAATTGATCTGGCGTTGGATCGAAGAGGCTTTAAGAAATCTTCCAATAGTTTTAATCAGAACAAGAGAAAGTGAACTAAATCCTGCCGATGCCGCCCCCGCAGCACCACCAGCCGCAAGTAAAGCCGCTGTAAATCTCCCAGCTATAGCACCACCCGCAATACCAACAATTTTGATTAAAACACTTAAAGCTTTAATCGTTCCCCAAATAACAAATGTCCAACCAGCAAATGCTGTCACCATCTGCCCAAAACTAGTATTAATAAAGTTAGTGATTACCAAAGCAGTCGCCCTAAGTGTATCAATCAGCACTTTAAATGCAGTAGTAAGACCAGCCTCCCCAAGTGCTACCGCAATCAATTTCATTCTGTCAGCCAAGTTCTTAATCTTGACCCCAAGACCTTCCATCTGAGTGCCAGCCATCCTTGCGGCAGAACCCACTTCCATTGTGAACTCAATCATCTTCTGGTAATCACCGCTCGCCACGCCCTTCGCTAAAATGGCAACTGCCTGAGCACCTCTAAGACCAAAGAGTTGATAAGCCTTTGCCATGTTAACCATTCCTGTTTCTACATTGATTATAACAGGAATCAGATTTTCTAATGCATTTGACCATCCCTGAGTAGCTGGGTTTACTCTATCAAGTGCAATACCTTGTTCCTTGAACTCTTCTCTCAACTTTCTATTTGGTGCCAACAGTCTCGACATCACCTGTCTTAAACCAGTACCGATAGTACTTGCTCGAAGACCATTGTTGGCAAGGAGCATCATACTTCCAGCAGTTTCCTCGAGGCTTAGACCTGCCTGAGCAGAGGCCGCACCAACGAAGTTGAACGCAATACGCAGCTTATCGATTGTTAATTTCGATCTATTGATGGCATTTGCCATTACGTCCGCTACTCTTGCAGACTCGACAGTACTAAGATTGAACGCCCTGATGGTGGTGGTCAGCAAGTCAGAGGTCATCCGCATATCAGATAAAGTACCTGTTGCCAGATTAGCAACAGATGCCATTGACTGCATTGCTTCTGTAACGCTGAAGCCTGCTTGGCCCAAAAGTACCATACCTTCTGCCACTTCACCAGTTGAGAACTTTGTCTCAGTCGCAACCTTCTTTATTACTTCACCCATACCGACGACTTCAGCATCGGTAGATTTGGTGATAGCTTGTAAGTTTTTAAGGGCCTGATCAAAATCAATGATCTCTTTGGTTCCTGCAGCCAGGCCTCTGGTAAGTGCCTGTATTCCAAAACTGGCCACTAAAAAAGCTGCCGAGATTTTTGCGGCAGCACCCACAGAGGACAAAGCCTTACCCATAGCTCCAAGATTGGTAGTAAGTGTTTTGCTCCTCCTACCTGTCTTATCCATTGACTTCCCCATCTTGTCAATGGACCCAGTAGCCTTATCAAGCCCTCTCGTTTGTCTTCCAACCGATGCCATTGTGGCGTTCATTTGGCCGACCTTCCTTTTTATAAGGTCAACCTTCCGAACGAAATCCGCAACATTAGCTGAAAATAGAGTACCTAAAGTTAATGATCGATCAACCATAATCTTTTCCTAACCAAATTTAAGTTTATGTTTCCCCATCATTTTCTGTGTCAATTCTTGCCTCTCTTCTTTAGACATGTTCTCATATTCCTCTGGGGATTTAAACTCAAACATTGGAGAGCTTTGT